TGTCACCAACTTGTGCATCAGCAATACTCGCGAATCGTTGACCTGCTGAAACCACTACTCCCATTAAAGATAATAGAGTTTGGTCTGGTCCTTTAAACGGAAGCTGCATAAACTGATCTTTAATATTGCCTCCCGGAGCGTCGACATCTCTGAACTCACCTGGTTGTAAAGGCTGTGCATCGTCTCTAATTTTTATTCCTCTAGTTTTAAAACCAGCGGGTAAATTAGCTAAAGTTCCTGCATCTAATAATTGTCTTAGAGCAGCTGTTGCTGTTCTAGTTAAACCACCAATCATGTGAATTAAACCAAAACCATAAAAACCTGTACCTGGTAAAAATTTAAACTGAACAAAGTATTTTATTTTTGTTTTTGTTGGATCTTCTTCTGTATAATTTCTTCTAACAGATAAAATTTCATTAGTAGATTCTAATACAGTTACTATGTAAGGAAGTTTAATTCCTGTAGGCTCACCATCTTCTCCAATGTCTTCAAAACCTTCTAGGTCTAAGTCAACATGCATTTCTAAAAGAGTAAATTGATCTTGATTAGAATCTTTACTTATTCCTTCTAATCTTAATTCTGTATCTTTAAGTTGGTTTTCAACAACAGGAGGTTCTCCTATTTCTATATCCTTGTAAAAACCAGAAACCATTTGTTTTCTAATTTCATTTTCTGACATTCTAAGAACATGAACAATTGCTTCTGCATCTTCTAACGATGTAGCACTATATGGAACAACTAAATCATCTGCAGGGACAAACTTTGATACTGCTCTGCCAAGTAAATCATCGTAGTAGATTTTTTTAAAAGTAGAACCAGACAAAGGTAAATAGAAAAGCATCTGATCAAACTCAGGTTCGTACTCTGGCATTTGATCCATGATTTGATAATTCATAAAATCTTTTACTCTGTTTGCTTGATCTTGTTTTTCATTTGAAATGTCACCTAATATTTGTGCCCGTACTGGACCATCTGCAGGTAATAATTCTTTGTAAGCTTGCGCTTGAAATTGAGTTACAGCTTCAGCAAGAACAGGATGGTTAACACCACTTGCTCCTCTAAAAGGTTGTGTACGTCTTTCATATTTAAATCCTAAAAGACCTAAACCTTCTCTGTATGTGTCTTCCCACTCACCACGAGATTCTTTGTATTCTGTATATTTGTCAAAAAGATCAGAACCTAGTTCATCTAGATACTGTTCGTCCATTATTTCTGCTAAGTTTGAAAAATGATCTTGAGACTCTAACCCAGCTGCTGCGTTGGGGTCAAAATTAATTTCTGCTCCACCTTCTTCGTCCATAGTAATCTCTGCGTCTTCGGTAGTTATAACTTCTTCTCCTCCTGGGATAGCAACGTCCTGCTCTACAAAAGCTTCGTCACTAATAGTTTCAGTTGATATTGTATCGTCTATTTCAGCCATATCTCTTTCCTGTTAATTGTTGTACACCTTTGTGCCGAATATACCATAGTTTGTTGGTTTAGCAACCTTTCTTGGTAATGTAGCTATTCCACCGTCTGCTGCCATAAAATCATTAGCATATGGATCTACTCTATCTCTTATTCCTTTTTGAATAGCGTCTCTTCTAAATCCTTTTACATCTTCTATATTTTTTTTACCTGCTGTCATAGTGTTATGATCTTTTAAAAATTGTTCTTCATTAAAAGTACCATCTTCCATAATGTAAGGTTCTATTTTTTTATCTAAGTCAGCACCTTGTTGATCAATTCTATCCGTAATCAACATACTATCATCAGGACCTTGAAATTCTTCTGAATCTAAACCTAATTGATCTAAAGCTTCGTTTGCTTTAACAAGTTCATTTGCTCTATATCCTTTTTCACCCATAAATTCTCTTTCTTCTTCATTTACAGTTTGACCCACTAAACCATATGTTGCGTTACCAATAGTTCTAGAAACAGACTCTCCAGATCTAATATCGTTAATAGCAAAGGGAGTGGCAAAAGCCACTTCAGCTAATATTCCGTAACCAGTTGCTTTAGCAACATTCTTAGCAATACTAACAACACCTTTTAATTTACCACTAGCTTTACTAATTTTAGCAATTGCAGAAATAGCTCTTGCTGGGTTATCCTCAATAGCTCTTAAACAATTTGCGGCAGCAGATCCACCAGATGCCATTCCTGTAGCAGTTAGGGCTTTACAGATACTTCCTAAAGCTGCTCCTGTGATTTCTCCACTTTTTATTCTTTTAGCTATTTCTCTTCCACCATTTCCGATAATTTGTTTTGCTTCTAATTTAGAAGCTTCATTAAAAGCTTTTTTAGCCAATACATTATCAGTTACACCCGCAAGAGATTTTGCTTTGTCTCCTCCAACTTGTTTTGCAATTTTTAATACACCATCATCTCCTGCCTTAAACATTTCAAAATCTATTACACCTTTAACATTTTTCGCACCACTTGATTTTCCAGGGGCTCCTTTAAATTTTACACCAAACAATTCATCTGCCTGAGAATATTCTCTAGCTATCTTTTGTCCCTTAGCTTGTAGTTTATAGAACTCGCCTTCTTTACCTTTAATAATTTTTCCTGTGGCATCAATTAAAGCATCTCTTTGTACATTTATTTTTTGTAACATATCTTCAGCAAGGTTAATTCTACTGTTTGCATTAATGCTACCTTTATATTTTTTTCCTCTATTTAAATTTTTATCCATAAGGTAAAGATTTTCTAAAGTCTCACTGTTAGCACCTATTTTACGAGGAGTGTCTAAAGTTTGTTTTTTAATTCCGTGTTGTATGTCTAAATTACTTCCTACTTTTGATTTATTCATATTAGAAATAATACGTTCAGGATCTCTAGCCATATCTTTTATTTTAGTAGCTTGATCCCCTGCAGTTATATTAACAGCAACCCCTTTTTCATTTATAAAACTTTTAATGCCCGCTTCTTTCATTGCTTTTCTTAAATCAATAGAACGAGGTGCTTTACCAAATTCTTTAGTTAATCTTTCGGAAATTTCGTTTTGTTTTTTAAAAATAAATTCTGTTAAACTAGGTTTTTTTGTTATGCCTTTTACTTTAGTATAATTAGGTAAGATATCGTCCACTGTTTTTTGAGCTAAATCTGGAAAATATTTTTTTTGAAACTCTGAACGAGTTAAAGCCCCTGCGTTATCTGCATAAGATTTTGCAGCTTTGTCTCCACCTCCTCCTGGAAATTTATTTCTATACTCTAGATCTTTTATAAATTCTGCTTCCAATTTAGGATCAGTAAATTTAAATGTTTTTAAACCTGACACTTCATCAGTTTGAACAAAAACTTTTTTGCCCTTGTTTCTTATTACTTCATTTCTAGTTAAATTACTTTTTTCTCTACCTATTACTCTATTTGTAGCTTCTGTTTTTAATTGAGCTTTTCTAGTTCCACTTGGTTCTCTACCATATTGATCTACGTATTTTTTTAAAGATTTTTCATAAGACTCATTAATTGCTTTTTCATTTTTTTTTAAAAAAGCAATATCGTCAGGATTTATTTCTTTAGGATATTGTTTGGCTGTTTGTTTATTAACTTTTCTTCTAGCATCTGTACCAGCATTTTTATAATCTATACCAAATTCGGAAGCTACTTTTTCAATATTTTCTTTACCATATTCTGCGTAAGATTTTGCTAAAGATTGTAAGTTTGATTTTTTACCAGCTATGTGTACTCCCTGTTTACTTCTACCAGTAAGATTAGGAATGTTTTCTGTAAACTCTTCCATTAATTCTTTTAAGTATTTAATTTCTTGGGCTGTCTCATCGCCCCTTAAAGTTATTTTGTAAGTTTTCTTAAAGAAGTCTACCGTGCCGCCGTCCGCGAACCTTTTTTTAAAAAGCACGTTAGCATTATCTTTACCAACTTCTATCTCGAACATCTTATCTTCGTCATAGTAACCACCACCAAGTTTAATCTTACCGTCGTCCGCGAATCGGTAACCGCCTGTGATCTTACCTTCTTGTTTTTTTTGTTTTAGATTTGTTAAAATGTTCTCAAATAGTCCAGCCATTACTTACCTCGTAGACTAACTAACCCGCCTTTGAAATAGCTTTTTATTCTTCCGCCATTCATGTATCCTTGTTTCATAGCTTCTTTAACTGCTTCGCCAAATTCATAACCATCATCCATAAGTTCTTTTACCTTTGCACTAAATGCTTTTTCTCCGGAACCGTTAGTAGCGCCACCGTCTTTTAAACTTACAACGCCGCCATCAGCTCCATGCATTGCATAACCTCTTTCAGAACTAGCTTGATTACTTCTACCCCTTGCATTGGAAGACGTGTCTGGACCGCTTACAGAAAAATCTCTACCATCTCTTTGTTGTTGTTGTTTGTATTCATTTGCTAATCTGTTTGAAATTTTATTTGCTTGTGCTCTGTTTGCTGCGGATGCTTCCATTCGTTCATCGTTTCTTCTTTTTTCTTCGGCTGCATAATATTCCATTCTTTCTTTAAGATTTTTAACTCTAGCATCTTTTTGTAATTGGCTCATATAATTGTATTTTGTACCTTTATATTTTTCTACCGCTTTCGCATAGGCTTCTGCAGTTGTATCTGCAACTTTTCCAACTTTTTCTGCATAGTTTCCCAATAGAGAAACTTTATTTAATCCATATTTATCTTTGTTACCTATCCCACCTTCAGAAGTATACATATCGCCTGACTTATTAAAAGCTGCATCTATTTCCGAAACATCTTTTCGACCCATCATTCCGGCAACACTTGCCATTGCTGAAACAGGATTCATAAAAGACATTCCTATTCCTATAGGACTTTGTTTAAAAGATTTATATGCTGAACCAATTCCTGAACCTATGTTATCTACTGTGTTTTGAAAAAAACCTCTATCTGTTTTTATGTCAAACATATCTGGATTTGCTTCCATAAATTCTGCATCTGTATATTTATTTAATTGATTTTCATATGTTCTATTTGAATAAGGAACATTTTTACCTTTAATAGTCATTCCTTCATTTCTTATTTGGTCCATAATTTTTTGATTTAAAGGATCTCTAAACGCTGCACTATTAATAGGAGCAGCTCTTGCAGTTCTAGGTGCATTTAAAGTAAGACCTCCGCCTCCATTACCCCCTTGATTTTGATATTGATTTATGTTTGAATTTATAATATTTGAAATTCCTGGATCAGGTGTTGGAGTCGTAGTTGTAGCTGTAGTTGTGGTTGCTGGTGTAGAACTTCCACCAAACAAATCTAAATATTGTTGTAAGCTGTATTGACCCTGTAAAGTTGGGTTCTGATT